GTTTTGTTATATTGATATAACTTTTTGTTATATAGGCTATTCGTAACTAGACTCATGCTTTTTGAGTCCGTTTTTAATAGCTTCAACTACTGACCATTCTATCAACAAATCATGAGCCTCTTTATCCATATCTAATTCAAGTGTACAGGATCCGTCTTCTTTATCTTTAATTTCCAAGACTTCAATATGCATTTAATCTTCCTTCACTAGTGTGTAAATGCCCCATAGAAAGCCAGCCCATGCAAGTAGCTTAGCAATACCGCCGAACAAAATAACAGAACCACAAATAACAATAAGTGATGCTCCATCAAACGTAGTTCTTTCTGTGACTCTTTCTTTTAACCAATTTAACATATTTTTCTCCTTATTTTCTAAATTTTAACCAACCGGTTGCAATATATTTTTCTTGTGTTTTTGATGTTATACCACGATGAGTATGAGTAAATTCAGTAGGCCAAATGAGCGTTAATCCTTTTTTTGGCTTAAACTTAGTATTCTGATAATAAAACTCTGTTTCTCCGCCATCAGTTACATCATTTAAGTATGTCATAAATGTCAAAACTCTTGGTGAAAGCGCCACATCAGCTCTTTCATGATGCCATGATAAAAATCCTTCTGATGGTCTATAATGTTGAATAAGCCAATGTGAATCAAAAGTAACATTACCTTTAAAATACTTATACTTATTTTTAAATGCATCAAGTGCTTCAAATACATGATTTTCATATGTACTAATAGTTGGATTAGACGAACGAGCATATATTGGAACGTCAGTTGATAGTTTATAAAAATCATCATCAACAAATACTGATTGTCTTTTATACTCACTTGCGTTTGTGTGATAATCAATCAGCTTATCACATAATGAAGTATCTTGCATTTGATATTCAAAAATAAAATTACTCATACTTACACCTTAAAATCTGCAAACGTGTCTTTATTTTCATTATCCCCCCATGTTGCAATTGGTTTATCGGGAATAACCATGTCTTGCATGATGTTTTACCATAATCTGATTAAGCTCTTCTAGCTCTTCTGTTGAAATAAGAGCAAACATTAGATCGGCCGTTGCTGGCAAACCAAATGATTCGGATGTATCTTCAAGACCAACATCAGTGTTACTATAACCTGAACGTGTTGTTTGAGTAGCACTCATGATGGGTACATCAAATTCAACTGCAAGACCACGTAGTTCTTCGGCAATCGATTTGATAATTGTATAACTGTTTGCTGCTGTATTCTTTACTCTTGCAGATGCACAAATGTTTAGATAATCAACGAATATCATATCAGGTACAAAGTTCTTTTTCAACTTCAATTCATTAAGCAATGCACGGAAGTGACCAACATGTGCTGCACCTGTAGGATATTGTTTAACGATCAGTTTACCAATAGAACCCTTTGCAATCTTTTTAATCTTTTCATCAAAGACATTCTTTGGTAACTCAGTTAGTTGTTGAATAGGTAAATCCATTAGATTAGCATCGATACGTTCTGCAATACGTTCTTCTGCCATTTCCATTGTGATATACAATACGTTCTTACCTTCACTCAATGCAGATGAACTCATGTGACACATAAACAAAGACTTACCTACACCAGTACCGGCCAAAGCGATATTTAGTGTTTTGTTTGGTAAGCCACCTTTCGTCATCTTATTGAATATATCGAGATCGAACGGAATCTTTTCTTCTTCATTATTATAGAACTCATATCGCGAATCAGCATCATTAATATAGTCATGACCAATTGCCTGATCAAAGGAAACACCAAGAGCTTCCTGTAGTATTTCGGGTATTGCACCCTCACTCACCTCTTGGTTTTTTCCATCAATGATTTGAATGGAGTTCATGATAGCACCATAGATTGCTTTATCACGACACCATTTCTCTGATTCACGTATGAGGTATTCAGTATCAATATCAGATTTAACTGCAATTTCTTGAATTAAATCATACGATCGAGTAAGTGTTTCATCAGGAGCTGAAACCTTTTCAATTTCAATCTCCAACACTCGACTTGTAGGAAGCTTATTATGATCACGAACAAAGTCTGTAATTAAATCAAATACAATCTTATGTTCGCCATCAAAATATTCTTTCTTTAGATATGGTACTACCCTACGACAAAAATCTTCATTATTAAGAAGATGATTGAGTATATGTGTTGCTATTTCATTTTTCAATTAGCGGCCGTCCCCAAAGTATTTTTCAATAGTATGTATTTGATCTTCATAATGAGACATCATATCTATTTCTTTTTGAATAGTTTCAAGATAATCTGAGTGTTCTGCAACACCCGATGGATTATCTAAAAATACTTCAACATTAATTCTATGCTTTACTAAATTAGCTTCAGCATGTTTAATCAATGCTTTAATCATTCTTTCCTTCATCAGTTGTTTCCTCCTTGCTATTAATAATATGCGATAAGATATCACCTAAGTAATTCTTAAAGTTTTCATCAGCTTCCAGCTGATCAGGTTGAAACTTTCCAGACTCATTAATCTGATATGAAAAAGCAAGCGTAGCAATTGCAGCCTCTTTATTCTCTTTAATTGTTACTTTACCATAAGTAATAACAACATCTTTCCATTCGCCAGTTTTTAATTTAACACCATAAAAATCGGATAAATTACTTTCGACAAAGGTATAATCACTTTCAGTAATATTATTATAACTCATTTTCTACCTCTTGTACATTGTTTTTTTCATTGGCTTGCTTAGCACCAATTTGATATCTTTCAATCAAATGATCTTTAAAGTCAGTACCTTTGAAAATAGGTTCCCAGAACTCAGCTTTTAGAGTTTCCTTTTCTCTAACTTTAGGCTGCACCAATTCGCCGGTACCGCGATCAACGCGACAATACCAGCCATTACTAGGTTTAGCAACATAGCCACCATCAAGAGCGACATCAAGCAGACCTGAATAACTTTCAATACCGCCGTCCCAAGAAACTGAGATAGGCACTTTAGATTTTTCTTTAACAAACCTTGATTTCTCCACGTTAATTACAAAGTCATAACCAGTTACTTCTGTACCAGTTTTGTTTTGACGACGACCTAGAATCCAGATATTATCGGCTGAATAATAGATACCTGTACCGCCAGAAACAACTGCTTTCGGGAATAGACCCATTTCTTGATATGTGTGGTTAATTGCAAGCAATGGAATATTCTTCATTGTAAGGTAAGGTGTTACCATACGGAATAGACCTTTAAGTGCTTTAGCACGTGACATATCAGCAACTGATTTTTCATTAAGAGCATCTTCCAATTCCTTCTTAGATGCAAGGTTACCAATAGAATCGATAACAACAATAACATTATCTTTACGTTCAATGTTATCAAGTTGACCAACAAGATCAAACTTTAATTGTTCTACATCAGTAATTGGTGTATGTAATACTCTACTAGTATCTATACCAAATGTTTCGAAGTATGATTGTGGTGAACCAAACTCTGAATCATAAAATAACAAAACAGCATCATCATGTTTCTTTAGATATGCTGCTGCCATAAGCAATGCAAACGATGTTTTGAAATGTTTACTTGGACCTGCCAATACAGTAAGACCTGATGATAGACCACCATCTGGATCACCTGATAGTGCAACATTAATCATTGGTACATCTGTTGGTGCTTGCTCTTTCTTAGAAAAGAATATGCTCTTATCAAGTACTTGTGTTTCCTTGATTTTAGAGTTCTTCTTTAATCTATCCATTATACTCATATTAGTATTTCCTGTTTTTACGTTTATAAATTGCGTTTTCCGCATTCAATTTGCTTTGACGTTTCAAAGCTTCTTTCTTTTTGCGCTTGCGTTTAGCTGTTGGCTTTTCGTAAAATTCTTTTTCTCGTACTTTCTGCAGAATACCTGCTTCTTCTACAAGCTTACCAAATTTACGTAGAGCTACATCAAACGGCATGGGCTTTTTACTTTTGTTTTTCGGTTGTAAAGATACCTTAGGCATTTTGATTCTCTTTCTTTATGGTTGTGGGTTAATATTTCATTGTATATTATAACATAAAACTATCTAATTGTACACAGTTTTTTTCGTAGTCATAAGTTCGTTTCTTATTATCTTCTACTAGAAACTTAGTATCAACTGATTCCACACTGCTACCTTCAAGCCACTTTTTAATCATACGTGCTGGATGCTCTGCCGTAGTAACAGGAACATTCTGACATATATGATTAAGATTAGCTTTAGGATTAATCAGATTAAAATCATTTGGAAGCTTCATAATTGACATTGCTTCTCGTACAGTTAGATATCGGTCTTCGTCTGGGTGACATAGATTTGTAGGGAAGTGACCAACGAAAGCACCGATATAATCTTTCGGTATCTCTGTTGTCTTACGCATAATGTTACCGCCAGCTTTTAGTTTATGATACTTACGATCGCACTTAGCAGCTTCATTATCATATCCGTTCTCGCGCATCCATTGAGCAACTACTCTATAATTAGTATGCTTCTCTATTTCATCCATTGGATTTGTAGTCTTTTCAATCTTATCTTGAAACTCTGAATGAGTAATACCACC